CTTCGCAGGCATTTCGCAGGGCGCTTGATGCTCACGCGGAAGCGAGGCGGGAAGAAGAAGCAGAGAGGATTGCCAACTGGGAACGCATCAGCGCTGAGGACGGCGCACTACTTGGTCGCGTCGCCGTCGTTAAGACCGAGAACCCGTCATGAACCGCCCCGCCCCCACCTGGGCCACCGCGCCCGCAATCGCTCTGTTCGTCGCTGCCGTGCTCGTGTGGGCCGGCGGGATTGGAGGCTGAGATGGCATGGAGCCAGCAAGGATCGATTCTGACCGCGGTGCGCGACGCGCGCTTTCCCGAGGCGGCCTACATCTATCGGGAGATGCACCTGACCGGCTTCACCGGATCGAGGGCGACGGCCCGAAATATCCTAGAGCGTGAACGCGTCGCCGGCAACGTGACCCGCAGTGAATACCCACACGGGAACCTTGGCTACGCTTGGAAACTCACGGACGCCGGTCACGCGTTCTTGGCTGGGGCGGAGGTTGTCGGATCACTCCGCGCAGATTGCATCCTCAACGAGGCCGACGGCAAGTTTCTCGACGCGGTCGAGAAGAACGCCGCTCTCACCGCCCGCGTCGCAGAACTGGAGGCGGAGAACGAGATGCTTCGGGCAGAGCGCGACAGCTATTCGGCTGGCGAAGAATGCTACGCACGGGATTGCATAGAGGCGGAAGACGAGTGCGCGCGGTTACGGGCGCAGAACGAATACCTGCTTGCTGCCGCCAAGGGCGTTCTAGCTCACCGCGTCGGTGATCTGCAAAAGGGCACCGGCTATCTCCGCGACAACGAAGAAAGTCGCATGGCAATCGCAATGCTTTCGAACGCGGCCAATCTCAAGCCGGAGGCCTGACCATGTGCGACATTATCCCGCTCAACCCGGAACTGTCACCCGAGACAGCCGACATCGTCGAGCGCGGCGTCGAGGCCATCATCGCCAATGCTGCGGCCGGTCTCGCCATGCCGTCGTCGGCCTACATCGCATCTCGAATTCATGATGCGCAGGTCGAGCTGCGGGTGAAGGCCGAACGTGATCGTGCGGCGTTGTTCGTTGCTGGCGAGGGGGAATGCTGATGACCGCGCGCAATGATGGCGGCCCGGCGTTCCCGACCGCCGAAGTCAGGGATCCAGACGGGACTGGCATTCAAGATGGCTCGTTGGGGATGAGCCTTTTCGACTACTTCGCCGCGCGAGCCCCAGAGCCACCACCAACATGGTGGCAAGGGTATGCCCCGGATTGCTCCGGGTACGCCATGTGGAACTACCAGTACGCCCGCGCCATGATCGCCGAGCGGGAGCGCCTGCCATGACCGAGCCCCGCGATCCCATCGACGCGCTCGCTGAGGTGCTGCGGATGTGGAAGCACGGCGGCGTGCGTCGTCCTATCTGGCAGGACCTTACCGAGGTCGACCGGGAAATCTGGCGAGAGCACAGATGGTTCGTCCGCGATGCGCTCGGCCGCCGGGATCTCGCGATTGTTCCGGTCGCCGTCGCATATGGGGAAACCAAGGCATGACCGCCCCGGACCTCATCCCGATCACCGCCGAGATCGTCGAACGCGACGATCGCAGCGTCACCATCCGCATCGAAGCCGGCCGCTATGCGCGCCTGTCGCTCGCTCACGTCGAAATCACCCCGGCCGAGGATGGCCGGCATGTCGTCGAGATGCCGGCGTGGGTCGCTGGCGAACTGGGGATCTGATCATGGCCGAAGCTGCCCGCGTCGTCACCATCGGCGACAACCATCCGCCGGAGCCGACGGCCGCCGAGATCGCGGCGATGGTCGAAACGAACCCGGCGCTCGTGCTTATCGATCCGGACAAGTTCGTCATGCTCTATGAGCACATGGCGGCCGAGGTCGCGGCGCACGTCCCGGACCTTACCACCGAGAAGGGCCGCAAGGCGATCGGCTCGCTGGCCTACAAGGTCACCCGGACGAAGACGGCCATCGACGATGCCGGCAAGGCGCTCAACGAGGCGGCGCGGAAGAAGATCAACGAGGTCGACGCGGTCCGGCGCACGGTGCGCGATCAACTCGACGCGCTGCGCGACGAGGCTCGCGCGCCGCTCACGGCGTGGGAAGCAGCCGAGGAGGCGCGCGAGACGGCGATCAAGGCCGAGCTCGAGCACCTTCGGTCGGCCGCCACCATCAGCCTGGACACGACGAGCGCCCACGTTTCGGAGCAGATCGCCGAGGTCGAGGCCCGCATGCTCGACGCCGAGGTGTTCCGCGGCCAGATCGACTACGTCGAAGGCGTCCGGCAGCAGACGCTATCGACGCTGCGCGAGGTGCACGCTCGCATCCTGAAGGACGAAGCCGACAAGGCCGAGCTCGACCGTCTCCGCACCGAGGCGGCCGAACGTGCCCGCCAGGAGGCAGAGAAGGCCGAACAGGAGCGCCGCGAGCGCGAGGCGGCCGAAGCTGTCGCGGCCGAGGCGGAGCGCATCGCCACCGCCGCGCGACTGGCCGAGGACGCCGCGCGCGCCGCGGCCGAGCGGAAGGCTGCCGAGGATCGCGACCGCCTGGAGCGTGAGCACGCTGCCGCGTTGCAGGCGGAGCGCGACAAGGTCGCCGCCGCCGAGCGCCAGCGCATCGACGCCGAACAGCGCGCCGCGCACGAGAAGGCCGAGGCCGAGGCCGAGACGAAGCGCCTCGCCGACGAGGCCGCCACGCGGGCTGCCGACCAGGCGCACCGCGGCAAGGTCATGGGCGCCGCCAAGGCCGCGATCATGACCATCGGCGAGATCGACGAGGCATCTGCCCGCCGGATCGTTCTCGCGATCGTCAAGCGCAAGATCCCGCACACCGTCATCGACTTCTGAGGAGACCAGCATGAACGTCACCAGCACCACAGTCGTCGAGCGCATGGAACCGTCCGCGCCCTCGTCGCCCGTCCCGATGACGCCGATGGCGATGCTCAATCGAGCCCTCGCCTCCGGCGCCAGCGTCGAGATGATGGAAAAGCTTCTGGCGCTTCAGGAGCGCTATGAGGCGAATGAGGCTCGGAGGGCTTTCGACGAGGCGATGGCCGCCGCCAAGGCGGAGATCCCGACGATCGTGAAGAACCGGACCGTCGACTTCACGTCGCAGAAGGGCCGCACGAACTACCGGCACGAAGACCTCGGCGGGATTGCGAAGACGATCGACCCGATCCTGAGCAAGCACGGGCTGTCCTATCGGTTCCGCACCCACACGGAATTGAACGCTCCGATCTCGGTCACCTGCATCGTCTCGCACCGTCTCGGCCATTCCGAGGAGAATTCCCTCTCGGCCGGCCGCGATGACAGCGGCAACAAGAACTCGATCCAGGCGATCGGCAGCACGATCACCTACCTTCAGCGGTACACGCTCAAGGCGGCCCTCGGCCTCGCGGCGTCGAACGATGACGACGGCAAGGCCGCCGGCGCCGAAGACGACGGCTCGACGATCTCCGATGAGCAGTTCGCGACCCTTCAGGCGAAGATCGCCGAGGTCGACGCGGACGTGGCGCGCTTCTGCAAATACATGCAGATCGACAGCCTCATGNCGATGCCGGCGTCGAAATTCGACGCGGCGATGCGCGAGCTCAACNCGAAGAAGGAGCGNCGCCAGTGAGCNCGATCGAGATCGTCCAGGGCTCGCCNGAGTGGTTNGCCGCCAGGCTCGGCNGNGTNACCGCCTCCCGNGTCGCCGANGTGNTCGCCCGNACCAAGTCGGGNTGGGGNGCGAGCCGGGCGAACTACGCCGCCCAGCTNGTCGCNGAGCGGCTGACGAAGACCGTCGCCGAGACCTTCACNAACGNCGCCATGCGCTGGGGCACCGAACAGGAGCCGTTCGCGCGCGCAGCCTACGAATTCTACCGCGACGCGGACGTGACCGAGGTCGGCTTCGTCGAGCACCCGCGCATCGCCATGTCCGGCGCCAGCCCGGACGGTCTCGTCGGCGCCGACGGCCTCGTCGAGATCAAGGCCCCCAACACCGCGACGCACATCGAAACCCTTCTCGGTGGCGCCGCGCCGGCGAAGTACCTGTGCCAGGTCCAGTGGCAGATGGCATGCACCGGACGGCCGTGGTGTGACTTCGTCAGCTTCGATCCGCGCCTTCCGGCCGAGATGCGGCTGTTTGTTCGCCGGGTCGAGCGCGACGCGGCCAGGATCAACGAGCTCGAGGACGCCGTCGCCGCCTTCCTCGCCGAGGTCGATGCGACCGTCGCCGAGCTGACGAGGATCTATCAGCAGAAGGAAGCCGCGTAATGTCCGGATCGCTCAACAGGGTCCAGTTGATCGGTCACCTCGGCGCCGATCCGGAGATGCGGCAGACGCAAGACGGTCGCCCGATCGCCCGCATGCGCATCGCCACCTCCGATCGGTGGCGCGACAAGGAAACCGGGGAGCGCCGCGAAAGGACGGAATGGCACACCGTCATCGTCTTCAATGAAAATCTCTGCAAGCTGGCGGAGCAATATCTGAAGAAGGGATCGAAGGTCTACATCGAGGTCCAGCCGGGCGAGTTCATGAGGGGCGCGCCGGCTGGCGGCGGTGGACAGTACGCCGACGACGAGATTCCGTTCTGATGGCCCGCGCCTTTATCACGCTCTACGGCATCGCTGAGCGCCAGCGTGCGAAGGCGTGCGCAAACTGCGGCGCATCCTTTTCCAGAGATCCACGCAACACATGGGCGTATTGGGAGCGGGCTAAATACTGCTCTCGATCATGCTTTGGGGCGGCCCACAAAAGCGCGGCGGCGAAGCGTCGGCCTCCGATCGAGGATGCATTTGCACGATGGCATGATCGCGGAGATGGGTGTTGGTCGTGGCGCGGCGCTCTCGACAAAGATGGCTACGGCATCTTCAGCTACGCCAAGAAAACATATCGGGCGGCGTCGATGGCGTTGCGCTTGGACGGGCGCCCTGTGCCAAAGGGCATGCATGCTTGTCACCATTGCGACAACCCGTCATGTGTGCGGCCAGATCATCTCTATGTTGGGTCCCCAACCGAGAACATGGCTGACGCCAAGGCAAGGAATCGGCTGAGGCCAAAAACAAAACTAAGCGCCAATGAAGTTGCGGAGATCCGCGCGGCCGGAGGCACCCACAGTGTCATTGCGGGCGCGTTTGGGGTGTCGCGATCGACCGTGTCGATGATCAAGTCTCGTCGGATTTGGGCACACCTCCCATGACCAGAGCGTTGGTTATTGTCCGGTCAGATGCAGACCGCGCGAAGGCGGCAAAATGGTCGTCAAAGGCGCCGGACGGATGCCGGATAGAGTTCAAAACGAGCCGCAGAACTTTGCCGCAGAACGCTCGTCTCTGGGCAATGTTGCATGACGTTGCAACGCAATGCGAGCACGCCGGGCGCCGCTACACCCCCGACCAGTGGAAGGTGCTGTTCATGCACGCCTGCGGCCGGGAGGTGCAGTTCATCCCTGCGCTCGACAGCGCGACGTTCATCCCGTGGGGGCAGTCGTCGTCGGACCTGTCCAAGCACGAGATGAGCGACCTCATCGAGTTCATGTTCGCGTGGGGGGCTGATCACGGCGTGGTTTGGAGCGATCCGCCCTCCGACCTGAAGCGCGCGGGAGAAGCGGCGTGATCTTCCCGCTCTGGAAATTCTGGACGTATAGCCCGCGTGGCTTCGTTGCTGCGATCCTTTGGAACTGTTGCGAAATGCTGAAAATACCATGCCCGTTCGCGCCGAACGTCTTCGGGTGGATCATCGGGTGCAAGGGGGAACGTAGGTCATGACCGTCCGTCCGTCGCCGCCGTTCCGAGATTTCGAGGTCTCCGCCATCCTGCGGGAGGTGGCGGAAGTTGACGACCTGCTGCGGCAGCGGGATGGCGGGCGATGAGCAAGTCAACCATCAATTGGATTCCGTCCGAAGCGCTGCGCGAAGGTCGCCGTCAGATCCCGCGGAAGAACACGCGCGTCTTGCTTGGATCTGAGACCAGTCCGGGATGGGTCGACGTCCATTGGGTTGATGGAGACGGCATGATCTATGGACTGGACCATCGCCGCTGGACGCATTTTGCCGATCTGCCAGAGGGGCCGAGATGACCGAGCTTCTTCCGTGTCCGTTCTGCGGCTGCACGCACATCGAGAACTACCACATCCGCGACGGCCGCGCGGTCGGCTGCACGGGCTGCGGCGCGTCCGTGCGGGCGTTCAATCCGAACGCTTTCATGCAGGCGTCGGCGAAGTGGAACAGACGGCCGTCAGTCTGCACGTGGAACGAGAACCCGACCGAAGACGAGCTCGAGCCCGTGCCGGACGGCTGCGGCGGCTCCGGCATCCTCGGTGGATGGGATGCCAGGACCGGCGTGCTTTTCGATGCGCCGTGTCCGGGGTGCAGGGATTGCGGCGGCGAGGACACAGCATGACCCCGCGCCGCTCCCTCCGCCTAGAGGCCGCCCTCGCCGCATGGATCGGCCGCCGGCCCTGCGACAACCCCGCCTGTCGGCGGCCGCTCGGGAACCCCCCTCGGCGGATCAGCCGGTACAGGCACTATCACCCGGCGTGCGCGCCGAAGGAGGAATGATCATGAGCCTGGAAGCGTGGGGAGATGAAGGGAATATTCCGAGTCACGGCCGCGATACGGACGCGTTTCGAGAACTCAACGAAATCAGAGACCGGCTTCATAAGTGGGCGCGTGACTTCAAATCTGAATTAGGCCCTGACGAGGTGGACAAGTCGGGAGAAGCTCTTGAGCGCATTGACGAAGTGCTTGAGATTCTGGACGTGCCACTATGATCTCCGCGAAGGTGTTTTGACCCATGACCGAGCACCGCCGCAAGGCCATCCCAGTCGAAGTCGGACGCTCTGTTGCGGAGTGGATCGGCCGATCTCCTGATGAGCCTGTGCCCGCACGGGTCCGCGTTCGTGTCTTCGATCGGGCCAAGGGCAAGTGCCAGGAATGCACCCGCAAGATCGCGGCCGGAGATCGGTGGATCTGCGATCACGTAGTCGCCCTGATCAACGGCGGCGAGAACAGAGAGCGGAACCTGAGGTGTATCTGCGACTGGTGCGACAAGGCCGTCAAGACGCCGGTCGACGTCGCCGTCAAGTCTAAGGTCGCCCGCACCCGCAAGGCGCACCTGGGGCTCAAGCCCCGCTCGTCTCTGAGCAACCCGCGGTATCGCAAGACCATGTCCGGCAAGGTCGTTGACCGGAGAACCGGAGAGCCGGTCGAAAGGAGAGGACGATGACACCGGAGAAGATCAAGGCTGACATCGATGCGGCCCGGGCGGCACTTTGGGAGGCCGAGCGAGCCTCTGCGGCCGCCGATCGTCGCCAGCGCGCCGCCGAGATAGAGACGGTCGAGGACGTGCGCCGCCGCTTCGTGGCGGAGCGCGCCGAACTCGCGGTCGCGGCGAATGCCGCCCGCGAGGCGTTGCGGCAGGCGCAGAGCAAGCTGCCGGACCACCCGGCGGCAGGGAAGCGCGTCTTTTCTATGCAGAGCGTTGGCCCGCGGACTGTCTGGCGGAAGCCTCAGGTTCGCGTCGAGGGCATCGTCGAGATGATGCGGCTCGATACCGTTCTACCCGGCAATACGCCAGGTTATCGCCGGCCAGAGATCGGAGAGGTGTTCGTTCGCCTTCTGAAGCCCGACGGCAGCGCGGGCAAGAAATTCCAGACCATCCGTGTCGTCGATTGGCGGCTCGTCGATGACGAGAGCGGAGAGGTCGTGCAGCCATGACCACGGAACCGAAGGTCAAGCCGCTGGTGGCGTTCGCGGCGGTGCGGGATGGCAAGGTCTGTGCGTGGACGGTTCAGTTGTCGGCCAAGCATGTTCGAGAAGTTGTCGGCAATGAATACACTGGCGGGTGGAGCGAAGCAAAGCTCTGCTACGGCTACCGCATCATCAAGGTCCGCATCGAGCCGGTGGAGGAATAGCCCATGTCGCGAGACGAGATGGCCAACGATCTGCCAGAGCGCATCATACTTGATGTACGGGAATCCGCGCATAGCGAACTGATAAATACACCAAATGTTTGCGACAGCGTCGCGTGGGATCTATGCGTCAAATTCGCAGAGATTGGGGCAAAAACAACTCTCGCGATTATGAGGGATTTGAAAGCGCGGTCCACTCTGAGTGTTCTTGCTGAACGCCATCGCCAGATTGCCGAAGAGGGTTGGACCTCCGAGCACGATGATAATCATGTTCTTGGAGAACTGTTGAACGCAGCCAAGTCATATTTTTTGCACGCAACTGGACGCGCACTCTATGTGCCCAATTGGCCTAGTTGGCCTGAAAGCCAAAAACGGGAAGGCACTCCGCTAGAGTGGAGTTGGGAACGAAAGTGGTGGAAGCCGAAAGATCAACGCCGCGACTTAGTGCGGGCTGGTGCTCTTGCCTTAGCGGAAATGGAGAGAATAAAGAGGAACCGTAACAAATATGGACGAAACGGTCATCTTGAAGCGGAGGCGCTTTATGCTCTAATTATCTCCGAAATCGAGCGCATCGACCGCTCAAGTCTGACGTGCGAGCAGAGGGAGCGCAAGCCATGACGCGCGACGAGATGATCGAGACGATGGCAGAGGCGGCAAACCCCATCGCGTGGGAAAATCTTGGCGAAGGCATGACAGCAAGATTTAAAGAACGCCGTCGAGCCCGCCTAGCCCTCTCCGTCCTTGAAGCGGCGGGGTACGTTGTTGTGCCGAAGGAGTTGACGCCGGAAATGTGGGACGCCGCAGAAGCCGCGTATCAGAGCCCGGCTGCGATGTGGACCGCCATGCTCTCCGCCGCCCAACAGGAGAAGACCGATGGTTGACCTCGACGAACTGAAAATGCCCGTCGCTTTTCGTTATCGCTTTCCGCAAGATTCGTGGGATTTTGCGCAGGTCGACAGCGGTATTGGCAAAGGCCACTTCAATACGCCGGAGGTTGAGCCTCTGTTCTCGGCTGACACCTTCAATGCGCTCGAAGCAGAAGTCGCGCGGCTTACCGAACTTGCAGACAAGTATAAATGGCAAGTCCGCGACACTTGCGCCCGCGCCGAAGCCGCCGAAACCTCCCTCGCCGCCGTCAAGGCGGAGAACGAGAGGCTGCGAGCGGAGTTGATCAAAGCTCGCGCCGTCATTTTCGGTGAGTACGGGAACTGTCATTCCGTTGCGCGCATCGATGCTGCACTGGAGACCACCGATGGCTGACATCGATCTAGAGGCGGCATTCGCTGTTCTGGAGGCCAACGGGTACGCGTACATGCCCCTGAGCACCGTACGGCGGACTTCTAGCATGGAGACCGAAATCGAAACCCTCCGCGCACAACTCGCCACATCCCACGCCCTCGGCTTCAAGGCGGGGATCGAGGCGGCGGCGGAAGTCGCTGCATCCTGGCGCAACCCGGCCGCCATCAAACTCGCTGCCGGCGAGATGACCGCGCAGGAGCTTCGGACCGCGCAGGCGGTCGCGGGCGGGATCGAGATGTCCATCTCCGCCCTCCCCACACCCCCGTCGGCTTTGCCGGAACTGCTGGAGGCGATGCGGCCGGCGAAGAAACATGCTGTTGAACTGGAGCAATGCTCTCTGTTCGTCGACAGCGAGCCGCTGAAACGCGCGATGACCGACGCCGCTGCCGATCTACGCACCATCGACGCCGCGTTCACGAAGCTCGGAGGGAAGATCGATGCCGAATAAACCGGCGCGTTCTCGCCGATTTGAGATCAGCGTGTGGAACAACTCGAACGGAGATCTAGTCCGCAAGACATGGGATGCAACCGAAGCCGACCTAGACGAGATCGAAGAGTTCTACCTGGACGAACCTTTCATGGTTATCGTCATTGACCGGGAATGGGAGGCAGCTGGTGATGACGATGACTGACCTCGACGCGCTGGCCGTACAGGTGGGGCGGGAGACATTGGCCGATATTGAGGAGTGGCCAATTGCGTCGCCACCGCGAGACAGGATCATGGCTGGCAACCATGACGATAGCCGTCTCGGTCGGACCGCCATCTCCGGCGCCCGCGCCATGCTGGCGAAGCTCCGGGAGTTGGGGCTCGTGGTGGAGGATGAATTCCGCGACGGGTTTGTCAACGAACTCGGCAACAGCATCGAGATCATCATCCGCGGGCCAACGTCTGAAAGCACAAATATTCTGACCAGGATGGAAGCGGAGCATCTGTCTGTGGCCCTCGCCTCCAAGCTCCCGAAAGGCCCTGGCCATGAATGACTACTCCGCAGAGGCTCAGAAATGTTACCACCTGGGCTATGAAAACCCAAGCCTGCCACATTCGCATTTCGGTATTGTTGGGGCTGAGAATATAGCTGCGTACTTTGCTGGACAAGGGGATAGGAAGAACTTGGATCCACGTTCAACCGAATACAACCCCGGCGCCTACGACCAAGTGACGTTTGAGCGCGAACAGGGCCCAGTTGTGTTTGAGGATGGGTCGGGGGTTCCAGTTGAAGTAAGGTTTTTTGAGCTTACAGAGAGCGGAGCGACTGAGGTTTGGCGGCGCGGAGTGGCCTGTTCGTCGCAACGGGATGGGGCGATTGCCATAGAATTTGATGATGGGACTAGGTTCATGGCGTTAAACTCGCCAGAGTCTATCAATTGGAGATGGTGCCATGACTGACCTCCCCGCCCTCCTGGCCCGCGTTGAAGCTGCTACGGGGCCGGATCGAGAGCTTGACCGCGACCTGATGCTTGCGATCGGCGGAGCGCGAGAGATCGACGATGATCTTTTCTACGGCCCGGGCGAGATCGCTTGGTATTTTGGACGGTATGAAGACGACTGCAACATGCCGCCGCTGCCTCACCTCACCTCCTCCCTCGACGCCACCGTGGCGCTCGTCAGGAAGAAGCGGCCGGGCGTCATCTGGCGGACCGGCGAAGATGGTGCGGTTGCGATTGCGGTCATGTTCACCCCAGGCAACAGAACCCATAGGGGCGTTAGCGGCGCGTCGCCAGAACTCGCCCTTCTCGCCGCCCTCCTCCGGTCAATGATCGAGGAGGAGTGGAGGTGAGCGATCTTATCCGGGCGCTGAAAGACGTTTCCGACAACGACGGGGTGATGTGGCGCGCTGAGAACGGTCTTGAGGCAGAGAA